AATCCATTAGAGATAGATACCTATCCATTTGTTCCAGTTTTTGGGTATTATAATCCACAGATTTCTGACTTTGCATTAAGAATACAGGGCATGGTACGTGGTCTACGTGATTCTCAGTATCTCTACAACCGTCGTAAGATTATTGAGCTTGATATACTTGAGAGCCAAATCAATTCTGGTTGGAAGTTTAAAGAGAATGCTCTTGTTGATCCAAAAGATGTCTTTATGTCTGGTCAAGGTCGTGGTGTGGCACTGAAACAAGATGCGCAGATGACTGACGTTGAACAGATACAAGCTCCACAGATACCACCATCAATGCTCGAGATATCTAACTCACTTTCACGTGAGATATTGGAGATATCTGGTATTAATGAAGAGTTGCTTGGTAGTGCTGTGGATGAAAAAGCTGGTGTATTGGCTATGTTGCGTCAAGGTGCTGGTCTTACTACGCTACAGATTCTCTTTGATCAGTTAGACTACTCACAAAAATTACTTGGTAAGATTCTTATACCTGTTATACAAAATCATTTCACTCCTGGTAAGATACAAAGAATTATTGAGGAAGAGCCATCGCCACAGTTTTATAATAAAGCGTTTGGTATATACGATGCTTCTGTTGAATCTGGACTTAATACTGATACGCAGAAGCAGATGGCGTTCGCTCAAATGATGGAATTACGTAATATGGGGATACCTATACCTGATGAAGTCTTACTTGAAAATGTTTCGTTCCAAAATAAACCAGATGTTCTTAAAGCTATGGAAAAAGAGCAACAAGCTAAGCAACAAATGGAACAACAGCAAGCTCAAGTGCAGATGCAAGAACAACAAGCGCGAACTGAATTAGCACATGCAAGAGCTAAGGCTGATATGGGATTATTTTACGAAAGGACCTCTCGGATTGCCGAAAATAAATCGTTAGCAGTAGAGCGAGTTGCCCAAGCTGAGACTGACAGAACTCAATCAACGCTTAACATGATCAAGGCAATTAAAGAGCTTGATGACATGGATACGAATAACTTAGCTAAACTTATTGGCTTAGCTCGTAGTTTTAAGGCTGATGAGTTAATAGAAGAGAAAGTTGCAACACAAGAAAGTCCTGCTTCTGTTGGTGATTTGTTAAATAATGACATGAATCCTACAAAAAGCACAGAAGTAGGACAGTTTTAAAAGGAATACTATGGCTTGCAAGGGTAAGACGAAATCTTCTGGCAAAAAGAAGAAAAAGTAGATTAGAGGATATATTTTAAACCTTGATGTGTAAAAGCATCAGTTTCTACGAAAGGCCGATCATGGCAAAGAAGTACTATAGCAAACAAAGCAGCATGACCCCTAAGGGCAAGATGCAATCTGGACTACCTACAGAGGTGGTTATAAAAGATTGGCCAGTAATGCCAACGGCGCCACAAAGCGGGTTCGATGACACCATTACTGGTATTGATGATCAAATGCGTTCGGATGCAAATGGTAGGAAGTCATCCTCAAAGATGAAATAAGCTCATGCCTACGATGATACGCGCTAATAGGATAGGAAAAATAGCGTATAGAATTATGGGTAAGACGTATAAACCTAATCGTAAAAAGCAAAAGAATGAAAGAGAGGAGGTCGATTTAAGAGAAGAAGAAATAAAATATAACAAATAATTAGCTTCGCTTACTCGGAAATATGCAATACGGAGAATATATCCTACGTTCTCCGTATTGTTTTTAGAGCGTAGAATTGAAGTATGTTGTACAGACAGAGCATACAGGACATGTTGGACATTCGTCTGCTTCATTAAACGATTCAGAAATAAGAACCACAATAGGTGTGAGTGTAGTAATAGCTCCAGCAAGTATCGTTAACCATTTCTGCTTTTTTTGTTTATTTTTCTTATATTCTTCATAGTGAGATTTCTCTACAAGTTCTTGAATGGCCCATTGTGATAGTTGAAGCTGTAAGTTTTCAGCTGCTGGCAGTGGTTTTTTAACTATTATTTCTCCAGATAATTGCTCAACAAGTTTAGGGAGATCTCTTGTTGCCTGATTCATCAAATGATCTTTTGGTGGCATTTCCATACCAAGCACATATGAAAACATAAGAGTTAGCAATAACAGTATAAGGATGTAACGATCCCGGTTCATTTTTTAGGACTCCCCAACGAATGCTTAATAGAGTCACGTGTAGCATCTAAATCTTTAAATACACGAGGTTTTCTTTTTTTCTTTAGAGCATCTATAAACACTCTGCATAGATATTCTTCTTCTGCGCCACGTCGTCCCAAAAGCATTAGTGTTATAGTATGAGCCATCTGATCTTCACTCGCATCAACTGGTGTAAGTACCATTTCTCTTTCGATAGGTCTATCCATAGCTAACGTATTAATCGATACTAAGATACAAATTATTGATATATATTTACGTAGCATGATAGAATCTCCTATAAAATGTTATTAGATATCCAACAGTATAAAGCAGTAAGGGATTTCTATGCCAATAAAAAAACATATCAAGAGAAAATAGTGGTAGAGAAAACAGTTGGGCAAGCTGCCGTTGAATCACAACAAAAAGATCCAGAAACTCGTGATCCAATAGAATTAGAGCGTGAGATACACAAAGATTATGAGAAGAATCTTAGTATCTGCATAGATAGTGGCATTAAGAATTATGATACTGATTTCTTTGTTGTAGTACTTGTTAAGAAAGAGCGACTTTTAGAGAACGTGCTACGCAATCTATTTCTCCATCGTTCTACGTGTCCATCGCCAGAATACGATCAATCAGTCTATAAATATCACAGAACTACTGGTGCAATAGAGTTTATTTGGGTTGTTCCATCAAAGGAAACATGTGAGATGTTCACGCTTAACGCATTACAGATAGTAGGCGGTGAAAGATCGCTTCTAACGTATGTTTTAGACTTTAGTGATGGAACGCTACTACGCAAGTCAAAAGAGTTAAACGGAGAGAGAATGGATACCATTCTTCCAATACTTAATAAGGGTAACGCATGACCGAAGAAACATTAGAGACGCTTCAAGAAGAGACGTCTGTAGAAGAAGTTGCTGAAGTAGCTGAACAACCTACTGAGCAACCAGAGGTTAAAGCTGAAGAGAGCTATCAAGAGAAGAACTTTAGGTCACTTCGTGAAGAAAAAGAGCGTATTGCACGTGAACGTGACGAAGCACTTAGTTTTATAAAGACTATGGCTCAGCAAAATCAAACGCAGCCTAAGCAACAGCAACCAGAAGAAGAAGACATTACCATAGGTGATGATGATCTTGTTGAAGGTAAGCATCTTAATAGAACACTGAAAAAGATAAATCGTCAGCTAGAAGAACAGCGTAGGCTTGTTGAAGAGCAGAACAAACGTGCTCAAGAGACATCTATAGAGACGCGTATAAAATCTCAGTACCCTGACTTTGATGCAGTTGTTAACCAAGCAAACATAGCAGCATTTAGAGATGCTCATCCAGATCTAGCATCAACACTCAACAGTTCACAGGATCTTTACTCTAAAGCTATCTCTGCGTATAAGCTGTTTAAGAAATTCGGTATCTATAAAGATACTTCGTACGATTCCAATAAGAATGTTGTCCAGAATAACACATCTAAGCCACGCCCAGCATCAAGCTTGTCGCCACAAGAAGGTTCAAGTCCATTAACACGAGCTAATGAATTTGCTAATGGATTAACAGATGAACTTAAAGAACGTCTCTATAAAGAGATGATGGAATGTCGTAAGAACGCTTAATATTGCTTTCATTCTTCGCCCCTGTTATAACTAAGCTAGCGTACATATAAGCCTCGCTAGCTTAGTTATTTGACGTATACATTAGGCCTCGTCAACCTAAGGCGTATAACCTAAGTCTCGCCAACTTAAGTGGAAATGTTCTGCATTCCTGCAGAGTTAATCTATTTTTACTTAAGGAAATTTTATGCCTATAACAACTACAACTACGTTGCCGCCAGCAGTGCAGCAAAGTTTTTCGTACAAGTTGCTTTTAAATAAGCGCGAAAACTTTATTTATAATATGGCTGCTGATAAGCAAAAAATGCCTTCTCATGGTGGTGATACTATCCGCATGAAAAGGTACAATAGCCTTGATGCTGCTATGGTTCCTCTTGGAAACACAGGTATCACTCCTCCTGCAGATCTATTAACAGCTGTTCACATAGATGCAAAGATGCAGTTCTATGGAAAATACATCATTTTGAACGAGCAAGTCAGCTTGCAGAGCCAAGATCCGGTTTTAAACGCAGCTGTTGAGCGTCTTGGTCATTCGTTACGTAAAACGGAAGATCAATTGACACGCGACATGTTAGCTGCCGGTGCTGGATTTGTTAACTGTGTTGGTGGTGTCAATGGCGATAACCCAACAGAATTAAGTCGTACAGATGTTGATGATGTTGTGCGTACAATGTTGGGTAATGATGCGATTACGATTTTGGACTCCTTAATTGGGCAGGATCGGTTTGGAACATCTCCAGTTCGCGATTCTTACGTAGCGATGTGCTCTACGGACTTATCAGCTAATCTTGAGAGAGTTGCTGGATTCACTCATAAGAATAACTATCCAACTGGTGATGGTTTACGTTCAGAGTATGGAACGATTTCAAGTTTGAGATTCTTTGTATCATCTTTGGGACAAAAAACAGCTAATGCATCTAATAAAGGTGCTGATCTGTATAACATCTCGGTAACTGGCATGGAAGCATATTCCATTGTTGAGCAAGATGAATATAGCTCTAAGTTTATATATCGTCCTGCTATTTATGATGGACCGTTAATGCTAAATGCTTCTGCTGCTTATAAAATGGCAACAGTACCAGTTATTACTAACGATGAGTGGATCTTGAATTTACGTTGCACTCTAAGTTAAAGGAATAAATATGGACCAAACTATAATTCAACAAGGTCACTTCACATCTACTGGCGTTGCACGAAATGTTGTGTTGCGCGGAGATGTTGATTGGATGCGTGTTGTAAACTATACACAAGCAGCCGCACAAAATAATGGCTACGGTGTAGAATATTTCTGGCAAAAAAGTATGCCTGATGGCTATGGCACGATGCACTATCATCCAGCTGCTGATCATACTCTTGCTATTAATAACGTGGCTTTGATATTTAACAAGATTGATTCAACAGTTCTAACTCCAAGTGCTCCAATTGCAGTTACTGCTATTAGTGGCGCTGCTCCTGGGCTTGTAGCAACAGGTGATACAACTGGATTGTTTGCTGGAGATATCATTCGGCTAACTAATGTTGTTGGTGCACAGCAAATGGGTGGAATTGACTTTACTGTTGGAACTATTGTTGCAAACACGACAATTGAATTAGTTAATATGCCTGCAATCGTAGCCGCTGGTGCTGCTGGTGCAAATGCATATTGGAGAAGAGTACCTTACGATAAGCTTTTCTATCCTCGTAGCAGATACATCACCGCTATTTCACAAGCTGCATCTGCTGTAGTAACTCTTTCGGTTACTCATGGATACACTGTTGGACAAACTGTTCGATTCAGTGTTCCTGAAGTTACTGCTGGAGTTGCATACGGTATGACAGAAATTGATGGTATGGTCGGAACAATCACAGCACTTGGTGCTGCTGGTGCTTCCGGTTCTACCAATACAATTACGGTTAATATCAACACAACTGGATTTACTGCCTTTGCATTCCCATTGACTGCTGATACTCCGTTCACTCCAGCACAAATTGTGCCTGTTGGTGAAAGTGCAAGTATTATTGCTGGCGCTATTCCTTTGGATGATGCTGTGTATAATACTGGTTATATCGGAATGAGATTAGCTGGCGGCACAACAGGACCTGCAGGTAATAACGATGATGTTGTATACTGGGTAGCTGGTAAGTCTTTCACATTAACGTAATAGTGTAAGGGGGCCTATTGTGCCCCCCCTTTCTTTAAGGAGTATTTATGGCTGAGCAACAATCAATTACTAAAAATGAGACTAAGAATAAGCAAAATTTACGCTATCAACGCGATAAAGATAGAGAGAAGGTAAAGGGTATATTCAGGTATTACGAAGCACCCGGTGGAACACTTAAGTTTTGTTTTAGAAAGCATAAGGGTGATCCAATAGAAAAATTTGAACTTGTTGATGGTAGTATATGTGAAATACCATTAGGTGTAGCAAAGCATCTTAATAAGAATGGCTGGTATCCAGTTCATGCTTATAGGCTTGATGATGGTGGTAAAGCTCATATGCATATTGGCAAAAAGGTTCAGCGTTTTGGGTTTAATAGCTTAGAATTTGCTGATATTGATGATTTTGATGCTAATGATGATAGTGGAGTTATTGAAGAAGTCGTATTAATGAAATAAGAGAGACTATTATGTGTGCCATTTATGCTGATGCATCTCCTACATATCAACCAGCAATGCGTGTAATATCTGCTATAACACAAGCAAGTCCTATGGTTGTTACTACGTCATTTGATCATGACTATATATCTGGAACGATTGTGAGGCTTACTATACCTATTGGCTTCGGTATGGAAGAGGCAAACGATCTTGTTGGAGAGATTACCGTAACTGGCACAGATACTTTTACGTTACCATTTGACGCACAAAAATTTAATATATTTGCTTCTCCTGTAGCATTCCCTGATACTTATCAAAGAGCTCAAGTTCTACCCATTGGAGAGAGAAATGATATGCTTGATGCTGCGGTACAAAATGTTTTATAGGAGTTAATTATGGCAACTACGCTTGAAGCGATTATAACGAAAGTACGTAGGCTAACGAGTAGTCCGTCGGTAAATCAGATATCAGATGATGATATTAAAGAGTATGTAAATTCGTTTGTTCTTTATGATCTACCAGAACATTTACGGCTATTTGCTTTACGATCTAAGTTAACGTTCTATACGCAGCCATACATAGATACTTATGAAACAAATACGACTGTTCTAACGCATCCACTTTATAACTTTAAGAATATCTATACGACCGTTCATCCACCTCTCTATATAGATGGTAGTAGATCAACACTGTATCAAGACAGAGGTGAGTTTTTTAATCAATATCCACCTGATAAAGCAGTGAAGTCTATTGGAGCGTATGGTGATGGTGTTACGTTAAACTTTGCGGGAACACTTACTAACATTCCGATACTACGTAACCAAGTTCATTTTAGTTCTATTGCTACAGACAACACTGTTTTAGAGATGCATGATAATGGTAATGAGATACTTTCTGGGCCTGGTGGAGTTGGTAACATAGATTATATAACTGGTGTGTATACGTTAAATTTTGGTGTAGCTCCTGGTTTAGGTGAAAATATTGAAAGTCATACGAATCCCTATAAAGCAGGTAAGCCTGATTCTGTGTTGTACTATGATAATAAGTTTGTTGTTCGACCTATACCAGATTCTTCGTATAGCATTACACTAGATGCTTTTAGAAGACCTATTGCAGTTCTAGATGGTGTAAGTCCAGAGTTAGAGCAATGGTTTAGTTACATAGCATATGGTGCTGCTAAAAAGATATTTGAGGATCGTATGGACTCTGATAGTGTGCAGATCATTATGTCAGAGTTTAAGCAGCAAGAACTACTTGTTCTCAGACGTACTATTGTGCAGCATAAGAATGAACGTACTTCAACCATATATACAAATTATTTAGGATATTAGTATGGCATATACCACAGGAATACCGTTATCAACTAATATACCAGCACAGTCTAGAGTTCAAATTCATGATAACTTTGATGCATTAGATACATTCTTAACCATTAATCATGTGTCATTAAATGCAGCAAACCAAGGCAAGCATAAATTGGTAACGTTGCCTGAACAAGCAGCTGACCCAATAAATGCTGACAACGAGATGTCTATTTATACAAAAGTTGTTGATACAAAGTCACAGATGTTTCTCCGTAATGAAGGCGCAGCTGGAGATATAGTAAATTTTACAAGTGCTACAAAAACTAATAATGGAACAACAACACTACCATCAGGTCTTATTCTAAAATGGGGCAACTCAACAACAGTTTTACCCAATGGTATTGTTACTATAGCCTTTGTTCCAGTGTTTCCTACAGCACTTTTAACAATTAATGCTAACTTTGCAAAAGTTGGCGGTGGCCATACAGCTGCTGATGATTTTATGGTAAGAATCTATAACTATACAAAGGATGAATTTAGTGTTGTTGGCTTTAGAATAACTGATAATGCTCGTGGTGCAATACCATTCTCTTGGTTTGCAATAGGATATTAAAATGTATGATCGATTTTTAATAGCACCATTTTCTACTGGCCTTCAAGAAAATCTACGACCATGGTTAATTTCTGATGATGCATTTGCACGATTAAATAATGCATTTCTTTACCGTGGTGTTGTTAAAAAACGTATTGGCGCTGTTTTAATGAATGAAAAAGTACGAGAAGGTTATAGACAACTTAGTTCTCGTTTACGCATTAAAATTGGTACTACTAATGGTGCCGGTACTTTAGCAGGTAATGTGCCCGCTGGAGTTTATAAAGTAGGACAAATGTTCTCTGTTGGTGATGGAACACTTGGTACTGATCATGGTTATGAAGTATTAACGGTTATAACTGCTGGTGCTCAACCGATGATTACAACTGGCGGCTCAACAACACATACGTATAATACCGGAACAGGCGCTTATAATATTGTAGCTGCAGAAGATCCCGATGGTATTCTTTTGGCTACTATGCCAGTATATTTTTATCCTGCAGAACCAGTAATGGGATTAATTACTGAAGAGCGACCTGAGATTAATAGAGAACGATTAATAGCGTTTGATACACGTTTTGCTTATAAATATACTTTTCTTGGTGGCTGGGATTTACTTGACGCAACGCCAACAATATGGACTGGAGCTATAGCAAATCCATCGGATTTTTTTCAGGGATGTAATTTCCGTGGTACAACAGCAAATATCGACCATTTATTTGTAACTAACAATGTAAAAACTGATTTTATTAAATATTTAGATCAAGCAACTGATACATTTACTGATCTTCATCCAGCATTTTTAGCTGCTGCTGGTAATACAATAGATGCATGCTTGCTTCTTATTTCCTTTAAAAGTCGATTAATCTTGCTTAATACCAATGAAACAGTTGGTGCTGCTGCCGATAAATCTTTTGTTAATAGATGTCGTTACAGTCATCTTGGAGATCCACTTGCTGCTGAAGCATTCTATGAGAATACTGGCAGTAAGGGCGGTGGTTTTATAGACGCATCAACAAAACAAGCAATTATCAGTGCGCAAATGATTCGTGATCGTTTGATAGTATTTTTTGAACGAAGCACCTGGGAATTGGTCTACACTGGTAGTAAGGCATTACCATTTCTCTGGAAACAACTCAATGGTGAGCTTGGTGTTGAATCTACTTTTTCAACTATACCATTTGATAGCAATATTATTGGATTTGGCAGTACGGGAATACACGCATGTAATGGTATGAATGTATCTCGTATTGATGAGAAAATACCTGATAAAATGAAGCGTATTCATAATGCGAATAATGGCTATAAGCGTGTTTATGGTATTCGAGACTATGATTTAGAAATGTGCTATTGGTCCTACACCGATTATGAAGATGATGCGATATACCCAACAAAAGTTCTTGTCTTTAATAATGCTGATAAATCATGGGCAGTAAATGACGATTCGATAACGTGTTTTGGTTATTATCAATCATCAGCAAATATTACCTGGGATGATATTACATGGACATGGGATGAATGGACAGATCCATGGGGTAATGCCGTAGAACAGCAATACTATCGAAATATTATTGCTGGTAATCAACAGGGATTCACTTTTCTACTAAGAGAAAAACCTGATAATTGTGCTTCTTTACAGGTATCTAATATTGATATTACTACTGATCCGGAATTTGCCATATTAACGGTCTACGATAGCAATTTATTTGTTAGCGATTTTATATTTATAGAGAGTGTTATTGGTATCACTGGATTAAATGGTAACATCTATGATATAAAGAAACATGATCCTACTACGCATACCATTAGCATAGCCATAACTGATGTTGCTGGAACTTATAAAGGTGCTGGTACTATTACACGTGTAAGTAAGATAGATATTCTTACCAAGGAATTTAATTTTTATACTAAGGATCGTGCATCGTCTCATGTGCCACAAGTTGACCTTTACCTTGATAGAACATTTAATGGTACCTTTATGATGGATACATACGTATCGTCTTCTACTGTGTCTATATTAAATGCTGGTGATGCATCTGGATCATTAATTGGTACAAATATTATTGATACGACACCATATGATACGCTTGAAACTACACAGGATAGATTTTGGCATTCAGCATACTTACAGGCGAGTGGTGCAACCGTGCAATTACACTTATATTTAAGTAATAAACAAATGCTTGATGTTGATATCAAAAAGAGTGGTTTTGGCTTGAATGCATTATGTGTATATGCGCGTAAAGCACAATAATATTATTATTCTTTAACGTAGCTCACAATTACATAGCATTTGGTATACATAGTTCTATCGTCACCTGTTGTTATATATATATTAGTTTCATCAAGATAGACGGCAATATTTTCTGAGTCCGTTTTTGATGCATAAGGCAGTGGTATAAAACTACCATTAGCAGGAGGAGCACCTGTAGTTGGTTTTGTTGCAGCACCATAGATCGATATAAAGCTAAAATCATTATTTATATCTATACCATGCGCCTGTTGAACAGTTCCATTATTAGCAAGTGCTGCAAAGAAATATACTTGTCTATGAAGAGGACGATATGCCGGTGTTGTTGTACTTGATGAAGTTAATGCTGTATCTGGATAAAGAATCTGACCGGTAATGAACTCAGAAAGCTCATATTTACCCGTATCTTTAATATTAACTACATCTGTTATCTGATTGAGCAGCTTAATAAGTTCTATTAAGAAGTCTTTGAATTGTGGGCTTTGAACATCAAGATCACGTATTTGTCCATAATCTAATATTGCATTTGCTTCTAGAAAAACACCTTCTTCATCTTGAATTGGCATAATGTTCCTCTTGTATTATGTGTAGACTATAATTGAATGTACTATATAGGATATACTAGATTAGATATAAAATTTCATGTTGTTAGTAAGGAGAACCGATGGCATATATGCAACCACAGGAAAATCTTTTTGGCGGAATGCCATCCAGTGTCAATCAAATGCAACGATTTGGACAAGGTCAACAACAAGGGTATAGACAACCACAGGGAGATTTTTTTGGCGGAACACCATCGAGCATAGAGCAAATACAACGCTTTGGACCAGAACAAAGTCAAGGATTTATGCAGGCCTTACAACAAGCAATGGCTCAACTTCAAAATCCAACAGCTGGGTTTGAACCAATAGCGGCAGACGCTCGACGTAATTTTCAAGAAGAGACAGTTCCTGGTATAGCAGAAAGATTTGCTGGCATGGATGCAACGAGATCTAGTGCATTTACTAATGCGTTAGGTAGCGCTGGTGCAGGATTAGAATCACAGTTATCTGCTCAAAAAGCGCAATACGGTCAGAATCAACAAGGAATATCACAGAATCTTCTAGGTTTAGGCTTAACCCCACAATATGAATCATTTTATCATAAAGAACAGCCAGGATTTTTACAGCAATTATTTGATCCAGAAATGATTAAAGCATTTGCTAAATTTTTACCATTATTTATATAGATTGGAATAATCATGGTTCAAATAATAGAAGATAATAATAATTGGGGTGGAATTTTAGGTAAAGCTTTAAGTACTGGAGTAGGATCATTAGCTGATGCAAAATTAAAACAGATGCAGCAAAGTAAATCTGCTCTTGCATTAGTATCTCAAGGATTTACTCCAGAAGAAGCTAAAAATATACTTAATATTGAAAACCCAAAAATTCAACAAGAAGTAGTAAAGCAAAAATTAAAGCAAAGAGGGTTAGAGTCGTTATTCTCAGGTATGCAAGGACCAGCTCAAGGTAATGTAGATCCAAATATGCCTTCTACTGGAATGCAACAAGGCCAGAATGGGTTACAAGGTTTATTTGCTCCACTTCAAGGATCACAAGCTCTTGGAGTTCCCTCGCAAGAACTACCACAACCAGCACAGCAACCAGGAGCAGTCACTCCTGCACAACAACCATCACAACAGCAACCACAACAGTATACTGATTCTGAGAAGCGTCAGTTGATGGCAAGTTTAGCTACAGGTGATCCTAGATCTGTTTCACAGGCCGTTGGGCAGATTGAAAAAGAACGTGCTGATACAGCTAGATTTGAGCGTAAATACGAAGCACAAAAAGAGACCAATAAAGAAACACGAATTGATCGTTCCTATCAATTAGCCAAAGATGAGATTAAAGAATCTAACAAAAAAGCTCAAACATTAGATAGAGAATTACGTACTATTAATGAAATGGAACGTGTTGTAAAATCAGGAGATATTAGTAGTCCTGCTTATACTAAATTTATTAAAAGTTTTATTGATGTTGATGCATTTTTAACTGCCGATACACAAAAATTAAATTCTCTAGGTATTGAATTTTTTGGTGGGTTAAAAGATAC